AGAATCATCAGAACCAATCAATGAGCAGGAATAACTCAAGCGGGTTTACAGGGGTCTGCTGGCATAGACCTCAACAAAAGTGGAGAGCCACAGTTATGGTTAGCGGGAGAAGGATATCATTGGGATATTACACTACAAACTTTACAGCCTGTTACGCCCGTCATGCTGCAAACTTGAAGTACGGATTTCACCCCAATCACGGAAAAGCTTCATCAAATCTTAATGATTGAGCATTAGAGTGAGCTATGGGTAAAATATAAAGGAGATATAAATATGAAAGGATCAATTCCACACGTTTTAATGGCAATGGCAGCGCAGTCTTTTGGCGCGAACAACACCTTTGCAATACGCAATCTTGGCGGAAGTTTGAATATGCCGGATTTTGGCAGTATTCCACAGCATCATTATATTCAGCATAAATCATCAGGCACTCAGCAGCGCAAGCGCAGGAAGCTTGAGCGTCAGACACGAGGCAACAGGAAATGAACGTATTTATGATTGAAGGCAGGCTGACGAAAGATGCAGAAGTCAGGATGACTCAGGCTGGCAAGTCGGTTGCAGGGTTCACCGTTGCGTCAGATGTTGGCTTTGGCGATAATAAAAAGACCTTGTTCATGGATTGCTCATTATGGGGCAAGCGTGCAGAAGGAGGGCTGATTCAGTATCTAACTAAGGGCACTAGCGTTGTTGTTCATGGCGAGCTACAGCCTAATGACTGGACTGACAAAGAAGGCAACCAGCGCAAGGCTATCAAGCTGAACGTATCTGATGTTAAGCTGGTAGGTGGACAGCAGCAGAACCAAGGCGGCAACCAGCAGAGCAACCATGGCGGCGGATTCCCTACTCATGGTGGGCAGCAGAGCAATGATCCATTCCAGAATGGCGGAGAGACGGAGGGTGTCCCTTTCTAGGGCATGATTAGCCACTCATCGCTGTAGGTGTGGAAACTGATGCGGTGATGGGTGGCTTCTTTACTGTTGGCAATCATCTCCCGTTCTTGCTTGAAACATAGCATACGGAGCATAAGAGAGGATAACAGTAGCCGGAAACTGCCGTGGTTGGATTCCACTGGTTGCCAGCAGTAAGGAACAGAAGGAGAAAGGGAATGAAAATACACGCAGATACATGGTGGATGATTAAGGCAATGGTGATCGCTTGTGCGGCTGCTGTTGTGGCGGCGGAGGTGATGAAATGAGCATATCTGTAGACGCTCTATATATTCTACATAGCACCATCAGGGAGCAGGCTGAGAGGATTGCAGAACTTGAGGCGCAGCAGAGGTGGATTCCTGTTGGGGAAAGGTTACCGGAATATGGCGTGTGGGTGATTATTGATGATGGTAGGCATAACGGGAAGCGCCCCGTGATACAGGCGACGCTCCTGCCAGATAAGGCGGGGTCAAAATGGGAATACCTCAACGCAAAGAGTAAGATGAAGTTCATTAGCGTTAAGCGATGGATGCCACTCCCAAGCGCACCAGATGGAGGTGAAGGATGAGATCAAACGCTGAAAAGCATGCAAAGATTGCCAAGGCTGTTTGGCCTGATGCTTTAATATTTTTGAGGCAAGTTGGGGACGATGATTTCACCCTTCAGCTTCCAGAAAAGCCGTATGTATGGATTGATGATGTGTCGTCAGAATTCAACCTACTCGCCACCAATCCAGACGGCACACCAACAACGCAGGCGAAGGCTGATGCGCTGGACACAGAAGAGGTGCTTGGACTTTGCGTTTGCGTTGATGGTGGTTTTTATACTGTTTACCAATGGGGGGAAGATCAGGAGTTGGTGCTGGTGTATTCTAGTGACGGCCAGAAAATGAAGAGGCCAGAAGCCATATTCAACGCTGCTTGGGAGGTGGTAAAATGACTGACCAACAAGAGCGTGAGGCGTTTGAAGCACACAGAGTAGCCTGCGTTAAGGCCGGAAAGCAGTTGCCACATTGGGATGAGTTCGATTCATTCAAGGCGGGTATGGCATCCATGCAGGCGAAGGCTGATAAGCTTAGGGCGGATATGGAGAGGTTGCACCATAGCATTCTAGCGCACTGCGTATCTATTGGTTCAGATGGAAGCAGCGCAGCAACCAACATCACGCCTGACTATGCTAAGATCATTGCTGCACATGATGCAGCCCTAAAGCGCAAGCATTACGGGGAGTGCATGGGGGTTATCAAGGGAAATGCATTCATACAAGAAAGCAACAGGATGAGTTCATGCAGCCCAGATGGCGAGTATGATCTGGGTTATCAGGATTCAGCCAGTGAAGCATTAGAAGCAATCAAGCAGGCAATGGAGGCAAGTGATGAGTGAACATAAACTAAAAACAGACCCGACCGTATTTCAAGCGGTGGCATGTGGCAGGAAGAACTTTGAAATCAGAAAGGATGATCGCGGATTCAAAGAGGGAGATACGCTTATTCTTCAGGAGACTAAATTCACTGGCGAAGAAATGGCGAAGGGAAGGCCGCTGGTGTTTACTGGTAAAACTCTGCATGCGGAAGTTAGGTACATCCTGAGAGGGCCATGCTACGGGCTTGTTGATGGATGGGTAATAATGGATGTTGCGCTATGATGGAGGCTAGAGAGAAATGATTAATACAGATGAATATTTATATATCAAACTTTCTTGCGGCGAGCGGATTCGTAGAGACCTCTACGATAGAGAGAAAGACAACCCCGATTTTTGGAGTCAAATAATTAAAAAGAGAACCCTGCCCCTTTCTGATTTTTGCTCTAGATTCAATAGTGCATTTGGATGACCACTTTCGCCCTAGAAGGCTGGCTATGGATTCTGATGGTTGTGGCTATCGTGGTAGATTTGATCCTGGTCTATGGCGTTAAGATTGAGCCGCAGAAGCCGGAGAGCTTTTCAGAATGGGCGGAGAGGATGAGATATGAAAATTAAAGATGGCGCAAGCATTCAAGGATTACACATCAAGATGAGGCCAGTTCTAATCGCTGCTGATGCGATATGGAAAGGGCTAGGGCAGGAGCTTGTCATCACTGCTGGACTCGATGGCGAACACTCGGCCGGAAGCCTGCATTATTATGGCAGAGCTTTGGATTTCAGGACGCATTACTTTACCGATGTAGAGAAAGCGAAAGCACTATCTTTTCTGGTGATGCACTTAGATGAAGTTGACGGTCAGCCTTATGATGTGATCTTGCATGATACTCATATTCACGTTGAGTACGACCCGCGCTAAACTTCCTTGCCAGACCAGAAGGCAGCATCCCCCCAGTTCTTCACTGCGATATAATAAACCCAAGCCCTGACGTGACGAGTGGCAATCAACGGGAATAGATACCAAGGGGTTCCGTCATTGATAAGCCTTTTCATATTATTATGGAATGTTTTGTCAGCTAAAACCTTATCATCGGCGCTAATTCCCTGCGAGTACATCCAATCGTGAATATTGCAAGCCCTTGTAAGTGATAGACCCCACGCAGTCTCAGGCACTATAACGCCTTTCCAGCCCTTTGTTCCGCATCCATTGCAAATGATACTCTTGAACTCTTGCGATGCGTCTGCGTAGCTCTGAGGGGCTGTGAGTCCTTTATATTCGATCATTACCTACCCCTTCCACCCTGACCAGTTCGTTATCATAAACCAGAATGCACCGATTGCAGTTAGTGATGCAGCTATGCTTGCCAGAAGCTTGATAAACGATAGCACACCAGTCCCAGCATGGAACACCTCAAGCATCTCTTTCTGGCCTGACTCAATCGTTTCAAGCTGTCCTGCAAATAGCCTGATGCTCTTGTCTGTATCATCTTTGAACTTCACAAACTCATCCCTCAAACTGTCAATCTCATCTTTCAACTCGTCATTGCTGCACACGTCGCAACCCCCACCATATTGTTAGGCAGTTGCTGTGCCAAGTCCATCTGTCACCTACCTTTGATTTTAGATAGGCTTCAATGCCTTTTGTTGATCTAATACTTGTTTCAATGAAAATAGTGTTTCCGGTCATGGTGCTTAACTCTTGAAATGAGTTGTGCCTATAGCCGTACATCTTGCCATCAATCCACACGCCTGATCCTGCAACAGCCTTGCCGAATAGGGACATGATGAAGCCTGTGAAATTATCTGGGCGCTTGGTGACTCGATATAGCTTGCCAGATTTAGGCTCTACGCTATTGATTGAAAGGTTTCTCCATGATGCATATAGCAACCAAGCAACAGAAAGCGCAGACAACACAATTAACGCGATCAGATACGCTTCTGGATTATCAAGCTCATCAATCACGAATAGCGTCCCCTCAATCGGTGGCAAGGTGATCAGGATGAACGCCACATACTTAGCCCTTAAATCAGCGTATGAGTATTTGGTGTAAAGCAGAACGGCTTGCATGGCCTGTTGAGCCATCAGCGAGAAAAAGAATGCGTACCATGCCGCATCACCTTCAAATAGAAAGTGAGATAGCCCGACAACAAAGCAGGCCGCGACAAGAAATAGAAGATTACGCAAAGCGCCCGTCATCACTGCGCTTCCGCTTTTTAGAAGATTTCCGTTTAGGCAGATTTCCCCTTGGTTTAGTTGGTGCGATAGACGCAACCTTTTTAATTTTCTTAGCCATAGTTTACCACTCCACTCTCAACGGATTCTGAACCTCAAAGTAATCCGCCGTTTTTTGCAAAACATACGCGCTTGCTGAGCCTGTACCAATCATCATCAACTCGCTGCGAGTAAGCCCATGCCTGCCCTTGTGCGCCAGATGCTCTATAGCAGCCGTAGAAGCAAAGGAAACGACTGCGGCATACTCTGGCTTAACTCCGAGCGTATAAAGCGCCATAGAGCCGCTGAATGAAAGTAGGCCGGATGAAATATGCCGATTCCTAGCGTCTGTGTTGTCGGTTAAATTGAACTCAGTTGCCGCGCATGGTGTCGCCATAATCAGAGTCAATACAAGCATTAAGTATTTCATGGCCTATTTATAGCACATCTCTATTAAGATTGCATGAATCATGCTAATTCCGCATTAGTCAAGGCTCTGTCATAGATGTAAAAGTCTTTGATGTGGCCGTTAATGAACTGCGATGTTCCACCGCTAGACCCTAAATACATATCTAGCGTTGGTTGACCTAGAGCGCCTGTTGCCGTCTGGATAACAACCCCATCCATAAGCAAATCGTGAGTTGTGCCGTCTGTGCGTATTGCGTACCTGTGAACAGCCCCGTCGTGACCCGTTGTCGAAAATAGTCCCACCCCTCCGATGTACCCTTGCACTCTTCCAGAGTTAATCTCTGTGCGTATTATGCAAAATGCGCCACCTTCTAAAAGATCAAGAACTGATCTATAGGCAGAAACATCCGTAGATATAGCAGCATCACAAACAAAGGTTGCACCCGCCGATAGCGTTGGGATGTTCGCGTTTGGAATGGAGCAAGGCTCAAGGGCGCGGGTAGAACCGCCTAAAATACGAGAGGTGGCCTTAGTGAGTCCTGATTCTACTTGCGGCCAGTCACAGACCGCGCCAGTTGTTAGAGTTGCATCATTCGCGCCGTTTATAGTGGCGCGAATAGATGGCAGGAACTCAATATAACAGGATGTGTTTGTGCCATTGTTTGCCAGTGGAATGCACACGCGCCAGAAATCGCCTGACTCGACAACGTAAGAGCCAGAGGCTGAGTCAGCACTAAGCAATCCAGTGGCTGAATCAATCCGTGCCGATGCTGTAACGAAAGTGCCGCCAAATATCCAAGCAGCAACGCCCTGTATGTTAGGCTGATTCTTTGCCACATCTATAGAAAAGCAATACTGAGTCGTATCGGCTGCTATAGTGACCGAAGGTGTTGATCTTGACGATATGGCTGATGCGTCAGTATCTGTTACTGTAACGGCTGAATTAGATACGCCGTCTATACCCACTGCATCGTTAGCTATGGTAGAAGTCCCGACTCTTACAATCATACTGGTGGAAAGTCTAAAGTTTAGAGCGGGAGTCAGATTCGCCCCAGCGCCATCAACCAAAAACCCGTTAGCCTCGAATCGCGGCACGTTTGTTGTCTGATATTTTAAGAGTCCGTCTGCTGCGTCTATATATGAAGCATCAGGAGCTGCGCGGGTGAATGTTGAATCTCCAAAACCCCATGCTATATCAAGATCATCAACCAATGGCATCCAGACTATCCGGCTCTCTTCTGTAGCTGGCCCGTCTGTGATTCTCTGAGGCTGTAGCATTGTGGTGACTTCCATAGAGGCCGTTCCGGTTGTCGGTTGCTCTGTCTCAGCGGCATTTCTAATGCTGCCCCATGCCCGATGATCAACGCCGCGATCAGTGTTGCTGTAGGACGTATCGACAAAGCATGGAACTGTAGGAAGACCGTCAATAAATGACTGCAACGCTTCAGGGTCAGCGCCACCGATAGAGGCCATGCCCTTGCGTGTACGCGCACCAGATGACCACAGCACCTGACCGGCTGGCGAAATGGTATGAACACCGCCCTCAATATCTGACCAGTTATAGCCAGCGTCGATTAACTTTGGCGCAGCAATCCATGATCCTGCATAGATGCGGCCAATAGATGCGGCAGATGATGCGTTCAAAGTGATTCTGATATAGCGATATGTAATGTCGAGATAGCGAATACCGACACGCCCAAGCCAGCCGCGAACAGTGCCAGACTGATAGGACGGGCTTCCCCATGAATCAGTGGCGTTGGCTTCAATGCCCCATGAATCGGTGGCGGCAGGCCCAAGATTATGCAAGGCAATAGCAATCGCCGTTACATTCTGTGCAGAGCCTAAATCGATCACGATGCTTGCTGAATTGGTGGTAAAAGTGGTGACGCGCCCTATCAGGTTATCTTGAGGGTAGGTGATTAAGCCGGTGGAAATAGTGTCAGGTGTGGTCAGTGTCCCTGAGTCTGCTAAGTTGTTGTCTAATACTCTCATGCTTCTACCGCCTCTATTTCATTGGGTGCACCTACTCGAAGAGTCTTTATTCTAAAGTCTGTGCCGGATATATCTATCACATCACCTGGAACCGCTGCCATGTCGGAAATCCGCACGTTGCGCGTTGATCTCTGTTCACCGTTCAGCCCTCTTCGCCATATAGCGGTCAGTGAAGCCTGCGTAGCGTCCGGCAACAGGTTCAGTGATAGGCTTGCCTCATTAACTGGCAGTGATGCCTCTAGCGTCGAATCAACAGCCGTTCCATTCTCTGCGCCTTGTGCGTAGGAATAGGCCACACGGGTAATGATTGACCCATAATCAGCCGTATCAAAATCAAGCCCGTAAATATCATCTGGAGTGATGTTATCAGATGGCGTTGCATCACCATCCACAAGGTAAAGCTTATCACCTACTGACGCGCTCATGGTTCTAGTATGCCGATCAATTTCTGCAAGGGCTTCTGCTACCGTTAAGGATTGAATAAGGCCGCCGACAACTATTCCTGAAGTCACATCTCTTGCCGCGATAGCCGCATCACTAACAGAATCTAGAGTGACTGATGATAGGCCAATCATATACTCCCTGACATCATTAGGCTTTGATACTGGAAGTCCACTATTGCGAAGCTCAGCCTGTAGTGGTGGAACTGTGATAACATGAGAAGCGACACCCGTCCTGACCGTGACGGAATCAATGATATCGTTTGCCTCAGTCAGGGTTAGAGCCTTGACCAGCCCTGCATTAGTAGTGGCGGTCAACCCCGTCTGACTTGATGTTATATGGTATGCAGTGCCGCCCTGTAATCTTGTCGCTGCATCTAGAGTAACAGTAACCCATCTGTTGGCCGTAATCCTTTCTTGCAATAGGATTCCAGACCCTACAATCTCACCAGTGCCAGAGCCGACTCTTATCTGTATTGTCTGATCTCCACTGGCAGATGAATCAACTACATTGTAGATATATAACGCAGATGCAACCGCCGTTACTGCTGGCGTAAATGATGGCCCTGTAGTGGTAAGAATTGACCCTGTGGGAATAGTTGCTATGTCTGACGTGAACACAGGAACCTCAGTTTCTACGCCAAGCGTTTCAACATGAAATGCAGTTGTTTCAACCTGCCTTGATGACCATTGCGACCCAAGTGCAACCTTTGGATTTGCAGCGACTGTAAGAGTCGAATCCTCTGTTGCAACAGGCGAGCCGAACTGCTCTGATGCCGATACAAATATATCACCGCCTGATGCAAATATATCAGTACCCCAAGGCTGAATGCCTAAGCTGCCAGCATTAAGGAACCATTCGACAGAGTTTGATCCTATTGAGACCTTGAACCCCATGTCAAACGATTGAGTAGTCCATGATGGGGCAGACGTTTTAGATAGCTTAGTGACACGTCCAGCATCACCTAACCCATTATCAACGCCAATATCCTTCAGGTTGTAAAAGGTGGGGGACTGTGCAAGCACTCCAACAAGCCAATAGTTTCCGCTTGCTATTGCTGCATTTATATCGCCCTCAACAAGAGCAACTGATGACGTAACTGGAAGTAGTGGCGTTGTATGTATTGGCGATCCAGGCGAACCGGCAGAGTCCGTATAAATACTCAAATACATAGAAGATGTTGAACCAGACTGACCACCAACATATATACCGATAGTGTTGACAAATGAATCAGTAGCCAATGTGAATTGAACCGCCAACAGTTCCGAGTTATCTGTAGTTTGACTATATGTATTAGGCACTGTTGCATAAGCAATCGTTGTTGCGGCCTGTCCTGTAGCCTTTAACACGTCTGTAACGGTAGCATCGGAACTTACTGACCCAGACTTGATGCCCCATCCCGTGCCATCTACCAAGTCATAATTGGTTTCTCTGATATACTGAGGTTCAATCCTTGCCGATCCGACAGGAACATGCGTTGACTGCCCGTTAATCTGCGCCCTCGGCAGGTTTACAACTGTGGTATGAGTACAATTAATTGAGTGTGACCCGCTTGCTCGCTCTGTAACATGGCCGACAATGCCGACAAATTCGATAAGAGGATCAGCATCATTCCATACAGAATAGATAGAGACCGCATCCCCTAAAGACGGAACCGCACCAATAATATCAAATGATGCAGTAGGTGGCGAAGATTGAACCACAACAGAAAGGCTTGATGAAATGTTAGGGCTAATTAGCTCAAGGTCGTATAGTTGACCTGATACGATCTGCCCTGGTTCAGTGCTTGCAAACAGACTGCCAATCGTAGCGATATAGTTTAGCGGTGATGGCGTGATTGACTGCGCTGATGTTAATGTTCTGCTCATCTTAATAACCTCAATGATGGATCACTGCCAGCCTTGACAAGTGAATCCCATATGGCGCCGCGCTTGTTGTCAATCTCGCTTGATACTATACGTGAAACTTGGGCATCAGGTATTGACTGCGTGGTATTGAATGTCAACCCGCCACTCGATCCGCCTCCCTGAGATGCCATTATTTCACGCAGCCCCGCCAGAAACTGCTCTAAAGCCTTCGATGATCCGCCGCCTATACCGAAGTTCTGCACGTTGCTTCTCAATGCGTTCGTGACCATCTCAGCCGCTCTCTGCATGGCTTCCATTCCCTGCTCTCTTGCTATTGTGCTCATCTCGCTAAGTGCGGCCTCTATGTTATTGCCGCCGCCAGGTTGATATAATGCGCCCTGCCTCTGTGACGATGGGAAGCGAGACCTTGATTCACGCCCTGTGATAGAGCCTGATCCTGAACCGCCACCGAATACGTTAGGGCCACCGGAACCTGATACCCGTAGTGCTGCGTTCTCCTCTTGCAATGCCTTTCGCTTTGCTGCTGATAATGCCTCTATTCGCTCTATCTCGTTTGCTATCGCTTGCCCTGCTGATATTGCCGATGCCTCTGCACCGTCTGCCCCAGCCTCGATAGCCTGCCAATATGCGGCAGCATCGCCACCGGCAGGAGGCCAAGTCATGGCAAGAACATCATTTCCGGCTTTTTTATAGTCTATTAAAGCCTGTTCAGCTCTGTCTAGTTTCTTCTTTGTCGTTTCGGTGGAGTTCCCCACCTCTTTAGTAGCGCCATCAAGAGACTTCATATCCTTGGCTGTTTCTTTTGCTTTGTTGCCAACTGCCTTGACTGATTTCTCTGCGAACTCTGCCGATTCGCTGAGATAGCCTAACTCGTCTGCGGAAAGGCCAGTAGCTTTCGCCACTTCTTCTGTTGATGTGGCAACCTCTGCGTTGCTCGACACCATCTTACGTGCAATGTTCTCAAATCTGCTGGCTATTTCTGGCCGCGTCATCTTGTCCATGTCATCAGTTAAGCTTTGTGCGTGATCCTGAATGATCTGCAATGCGCTGGAGAAGTCGCCTGATAATATGGCAGCAGTAGCCCTTGCCGTTGCCCCGATTGTGCCAACCGATGCCTCGAACGCAAGCGCCACGCCTCTAGCTGCATTGCCTGCATGATCAGCCCATTGCCCGATGATGATGGATAATAGTTCGGCCTCTGTCTTGATTTCCTGCAAGCCTTCTTTAGTTGCCTGCTCTGCTCTGATTACATCGGTGAAGCCTTGAACCAGCACCCTCAAGGAGTCGTCTGTCATCTTGCCAAATAGAATGCCCTGCGATTCAATGACAGAGTTTAGCGTTTTCATGTCGCCAGCCAGATTGTTGACCTTGGTTTTTGCCTGATCATAGGCTGTGTTCGTGTCAGTAAGCTTTCCAGTCAGCGTTTCGAGATTGTCTGCCTCTTTGATAAGTGCGTTTGCAGCAGTGATCGACTCAAGGCCGAAGAGTTTAGTTTTCTCTGAGGTGGTCAGATTTGCGGCAGCAAGGTTCTGGATTGCCTTAGTGAATCCTACTATCTCAGGGTTAAACTCGTCTCTTGTCTGTGTTGAGAGCTTAAGCAATACACCTCTAAAGCCTGTGCCTGCCTCTGAGCCTTTCAGTGATACGTTAGCCATTGCCTGAATCGCTGCGTTGGTCTCTTCGAAGCTTAAGCCAGCATTAGAGGCAACAGTACCGACTTTCTCAAGTGCTTGGGACGTTGTTTCAATCTCTGACGCGCCGAACTTAGCACCGGCAGCAAGGGTATTAATAAAGCGCGTTGACTCTTCTGCGCCTGCGTTAAACTGGTTCAGTGACGATCCGAGAGTCTTTGCGGCTTCCGGCAGTGATACACCAGCGGCCTCCGATAGAATGATCGCCTCTTTCGTAACAGCAGCAAGAGCTTCTGCATTGCCCAATAGATCAGGCTTGGCAGATGCAACCAGCTTGAACGCTTCCGCTGCCTCTGATGCTGACTTGGTTGTGGATGCGCCGAACTCAAGAGACTTGGCAGCAAGAAAATCCAAGTCCTCGCCTGTCGCACCCGTAATGGCTGACAAATCAGAAATGGCTGAATTGAACTCCATCGTCTTATTGACTGCATACGAAGCAGCCAAACCAGCAGCAGCAACAGCCATCGCGCCAACAGCAAGCGTTGCGGTTTTGACGTTACGCTCTAACCCGCTTATTTCCTTTTCTGTTGTGGATGCCTGATTGCCAAGCTTATCAAGCTCTTCCCTGCCTTTCTTTACGTCTCGGCTATCTACTGCTAGGCCAACGGTTACAATATCATTCACTTTTTCTGCCCCCGTATGGCCGAAAAGAACGACCTTAATTTACCCTCAACCGCGCTAGCTGGTGGAGGTGTGTATGTAGGCGCTTGATTGTCCACGCCTGCTGATCTGTTTACCTCTGCCACATAAGCCGCTGAAAGCTTGTGCATTGCATCCACCTCTGCCGGATTGAGGTTAAGCCTCATTAGTGAGGCCCAATCCCCTATATCACGCCAGTTGTTTGGCACTAGCGACCTGTGAAAGCCCATGCTCTCAAGGTATTCAATCAAATAACCGAGACACCCCTTTTCAGGTAAGCCCAAGTCTGCCTTTGTCTCTACCATTAACTGATAACGTGACTTCTCACTCTTTCCGTATGGAGTCCGAAGCCATGCCATCTGCCTAACGTATAAAATGGCCTTATTCAGGCCACCGTAAAAAAATTGGCGCGCTTGTGCAGGAATGCATCAGCCTGAAGATAAATCCACCGTCTACGCAGAAACAATCCTTTTGCGTTCTCAGTAGAAAACTCAAGCTCCTTGCCATCCTCAATAATGCCATTCGGCCAATCAATGACGCAAGACGCAAGCAATCCGCAAGCTGCTTCTTTAACATCACGAATTTCTGAAGGAATATTGGCAATATTGCTGAACTGAAGCTTATAGGATGCTGAATCACTACCGCGCATCACAATAATTAAAGGCTTCTTTTTCTTACCTTCACCGTTGTAAAGCTTCTCACCGGATAGAGGGTCGCGCAGATGTAACTCCGCGCCGCCCTCTACCTTTGAATCATCAATGCTGGCAATGTCCATTATTAGGACTCAAATACAGACTGCGGATCAATCGCGACTTCAACCATCATGGTTTCAATGTTGTTCGCAGCTAGTGGGCCAGGTGATGCCTTGATGATCTTACCAGTGACTTCTGTCTGATTGGTGGAAGGGTAAACAAACTTCAGTGAGTAGCTTGTAGTTGCTGCCTTACCTGCCTTCACGATAACCTGACCAGCATCCGCAACGGTCTTAGCGATTGTGAGGGTCAGATTAGGGATGTTATATGTGCCCTTGATTTTCTCAGGGTAGTTCAGCGCCAGTGTCTGATGCTCAACAATTGAATCGACTACCGCCACTTCGTTTGAATCGATCACGTTACCTACAGTGGTAAACGTCAGTGCGTCATAGCCTGTTGCGTCAAAGGTAGCAGGCAGTGATGCACTTACCCCTACGGTGGTTCCATTTACTACGTCTGTCATATCTTACTCCTTTTGCTTCTTTATTTTGCTACAAATGCTCTATAGTTTGCTCTTACCACTATCTGATAATAGCCGCCTTCAACTCTGCCACCATCCCGACTCTGCGAGATGATGTTTATCGTTTGGCCTGAATAGCTGATGCCTGTGCCAGCCTTGAACAATGCCAGCACAGCCTCTGCCTTTGTCTTTGCCGCAATAGACCCTGTGTCATTTGGATAACGCACAATGCATTGAAACAGCCCTACATGGTCATCAGTGTTATTCAGGTCATGCGAATCAGTCAGGACAGGGAACACTTTAATCTCCAGATATGCCCTACCGATCACCGGAGTATAAACACCAGTCACAGTCGTATACGCAGAGCCTGACCATGTTGAGTACACGCCATTTTCATGGACAATGTCCAACGCAAGGCCAGCGCCCATCATCGTATTGATAAATGCCTGATCTATTTTCAGACTCATCTGATGTTCCTTGCAACTGTTGAAACAATCTTCTGAACAGCAGCAACAGCGCCGCCAACCATTGCGTCCTCATCTTCTCTTGTCTTGGCATAGGGAAGATTGTTGACGTAGTAGGTCATCCCGTCTGGAGTTGATCCAGCCTGAATCTCTGACTCTGCTGAAGATGATATAGTTCCCTCTGCTGATTTATCAGCGCGATCAAGAGTGCCGGTTGCAGGGGAGCCTTCTGATATTTGCCAGTTGCCGCGCAGAAATCCGTCCTGAACATGAGTGCGCTTCATAGCCATGCTGAAAACATCAGCCTTCACCTTAACCGATAAGTCTTCAAGGTTGACCTTTCCGGTGTCTGTAATCTTCTTTAGATCAGTTGCCCAACTCATACGCGAATCTGCACTTTATGAATGATAGGAGACCCGTCTGGATCAATCGGGTTAATGTCCATCACCCTATAATCAATCGCTGATAGTGCTGTATCATTTGGAGTGACAGTAACCTTATCTCCTATGATAGGCGCTGGTGTGGTGGCCTCTAGAATCAACAGAGAGTCACCTTGCTTGATGGATGTGCCGTCTATCTCATTCTTTTTATAGCGAGTCTTTACAGCGTAACCAGTGAATGTAGTTACTACAGGAGTATTGCCACCTGTAACCGGATCATAAACAGATGATTCACGGCTAAACGTGCAGAGCAAGCCTTCGTCAGTGATGTCCTGACGGGCTGAAACTGTGTCATCTGCGTATTTACTAGCCACGGATTACCGACCCACTAGGGATATAAAGGGCGCTGAGAATGCCATTAACGATAGGGAATACAGTCTGATACGTCGCCCCATCAACGTACTCTGTCTCGATTACATCAATCTTCTTTCGTTTAACTTGGTCTTTTCTGGTTATTGTGGTGCTGATCGATACCCCATTAATTATAGAGTACATCAATTCGGATTCGGCCTGCTTCAAAGCATCAGGCACGCCATCATACGCTAAGCCTCTTTCATCATAGGCATAAACTCTAGGCCAGTCTAAAGACTGAGTAGAAGTCTCTCTCTCGCCTTTCCATCTGTAACTAAAATCTAAATGCTGGGTGGCCTGCCTTGCTGCAACTTCTTTCGCTGCATCAGTAGCCGCATCCCATGCTGTAACATCAGATTTATATGCTGCAATGTATGTATCGGCATCAGCAACAGAAGTATAACTGTCTGCGTTCGCTAAGCCTGTACCATCTTCGACAACTAATGCCACAATACTACCTCACAAGTAAATAGAGGGAGCCGAAGCCCCCTCCATCGGTTTACTTAGCATCAGCCTTTGGAGCGACCTTTCTGCCCCTTGGCTTTGCTGGTTTTGGTGGTTCGACCGTGTAATCCTTTTGCGCCAATAGTTCCATAGCATCAATAGGTTCACACAAAACCTCTGTTCCGTCTTTATAGTAAACAGAAGTCTTCATGATTAATCCCGTGTCAGGAAGCAATCATAATCGATAGATGGCGAGGTTCCGCCCAGCGTTGCAGTTACCTTGATAAATGCAGAGTTGGCATCAAGCTGTTCAGCCAGTTTGCCGCTCAGTGGAATATCAAGGAAGCCAGAAGGCGTAGCAGAGCCAATATCAGGCATGGTGGCAATGATAGTATATGTGCCTGCAACCAAATCACTTACACTGATTGTAAATACATAGGTCTCATCACCTGTTGTGAAGTCCATGCCATTATAGGCAATCACCGCTTTATAGTCACCAATAGCGCGAACATCGAAGGCAACACCTGTCTCCGCTGTCGTGGTAGTGATGGCTGTGCCTGATGCGCGAAGGCTCAGGGCTGAGTCATATAGTCGTTGTACTCTTCCGCTCATGTCGTTTCTCCTTATACTACTACAGCAGCATTTTTAATGCCGTTGAGTCGAGCCGCGCCGCGACCGTTGAATACACCGAAAGCTGAATACCATTCAACCAGAGTGCTATAGAGTGTGCCGGTTGGATTGCCGAGGTCTTCAACTTCAATACCACCATTCTGCAAGCCCATAACGCCGTTTTCAGCGAATGATACGCAGTAGATAGAAGTAGAAGCAGCAGTACCGCCACCTGGATTCGCCTCAGTGAAAGGCAAGATTGCTGTACTCTCATTATCAAGATCGATCTCGATAATTGGCAGGCCGTTATACATTGAAACCTGTTTGCCGAATGCATCAACATCAAAGGTGATGAATCCACCTATTGAGGAGTTACGTGCAGCCTGAGTCAAACGGCGGCGCATAGCCTTGTTCATGATGTAATGTGTAGGGTCAACAACCTGATCGGTCAACTGATCAAGAGTTGACAGTGAGAGAGCGTCACCACCGGAAGTTGCACCGGCTGCGATAAGCTGATCATTTACAAGCCGAGACTGCAAACCATCAAACTCACGTGGGTCAGTGTTTGAATCACCTTTGATGAACTTCTTAGTCCAAAGCAGTGACAGAGCGCGAACCTTCATAGCTTCGTGCCTGTTGCGTGATCCTTCGCCCTGAGTCTTAACCAGCATACGGTCAACGTCCAGAGTACCACCGGATGCAGTCAGAGATTCAGTCTGAGGATTGATAACACCAGTTGCAGAAGTGTAAGTTTCATTGATACCACGGAAAGCAACACCAGGAAGTGAATCCTCCGTGTCATATTTCAGAGCATTACCCTGAATGTCGTCGAATGGTAGATTTGCAAGAATGCCAGATGAACCGGCATATAATTCGATCACGCCTTGACGATATTCTTCGCCAGAGGAGAGACCTTTTGAGTATTCGAGTAGCGTCATAGCCATGACTGCATACCTCCTTAAATTAGATTAAAGTTTGATTGTAACCTTTAAGCCTAACTTAGAAGGTGTGCAGCCTGACTGCGATTGATTAACCCTTTGCGCGTGCGTTTGCCATCTTGGCGGCACCAATAGCACCGTTACTGGATGGCTGACCAGTTTTGCGAGACTGCCTAGCATCCCCGCCACTGAGTCCTGATGAATTAAACAGCCTGCGATATTTGTCGCTTGCTTTCATCTCAGCCAGTAACGCATCAATATTATCGTGTTCTTTTGATTTGTCAATAGAGTGGAACTTCATGCTCCATTTTCCGTCAGATTCTACTGATTCAGACAGCCCTTTCATGCGGATAACATCAAGGATCAAGTCGCCATCGCCAGTATTGCCTACCGCTGACATGATCATGGCGTTCTCTTTCTCTGTGCGTGCCGTGGTTCGCTCCTTATCAAGCTCACTGGCAAGCGTTGCTCTTTCATCAGAAAGCTCATCAAGTTTTAATTGATATTCTTTCTTGATCTTTTCACGCTCTTTTTCCAACCTCTCATCTGCCGTCAGGTCTTTAGACTCAAGCGCCTCAAGCTTTTCTGCCATTGTCTTATATGCGTCTGGATCGATACCGTTGTATCTCTCCTGAATAGCTGTCAGTTCAGTGTTACGACCATTCAGCTTCTCCAGCAATTCATCGCGCTTTGAAACCAGCCCAGCCTCGCCTTCGTTAATATGGCTTATTAACTTTTCCTGTACTGACTCATCATCAAGCCCGATTGATTTTAGAAACTCTGTATCTACTGGCATACTTTACTCTCCTTGAGAATGCGACCTTGCCGCTTTTGGTTTTTGCTTCCGTGGTGCCTGTTTGGTGAAGTGACCGGACTTGATCAAAATAGCCGCGTCTTCATCTCCACACTCATGCGATTTACCGTCTTTGTCATATACTTTTTTCATAATTACTCCTTAAAGCTCTTCACCCCATTCAAGGGCAGAATCGCCCGAACCTAGAACTATGTGGTTCTGTTCCTTGCTCATATCAGTGTCACCTCACCATTAGCAATGCATCCAGCACAAGCCCTAGCCTTTAGCCCTGCTGTCATCTTCTTGCCGTTCCATCGCATCATATGGCGAGCGTCGATAAATACAACGCCAGAGCATTTAGGGCAACTGACTATTATCCGGCCAGCGTCTGCGCCTTCGATTAGCTTTAGATCAGCCAACTGATGGCATCCATTCTGCCTCTGCGTTGCACACTATTCCATTAATCACGTCGAAAGTAATGACATATTTTCCGTTTGAGTCCACGAACGCATCCGTGTTGTTAAGCATTTCCTCAAACCCTGCGCAGAACATGTTTTTATTATCGCTTTCTGTATTATATTCAACTTTCCTGAAAATCATAATCCCACCCTCTCGAAAGCTTTCGCTTCTCTCTTCGCAAGTTGCTCAATATTGTATGATACACCTTGTGGGCTAACAAATCTATCTAAAGACACGTTTCCCTCAAGATATAGCTTGGCTTTGGTCGGGCCTAATACGTCAACAACAAAGCTCTTATTCTGAGTCTTTAACCAAGCATCATACGTCTTCTTTGTGGTTGTGCCGGTCAACTGGTCGCGTTCTGATTTGGGGATATCCTTTAGCCTGCGCTTATCAGCTACGAATGGCCGTTCATCCAACTGATCTTCTAGCCCCATATCATCGAAACCCATCTCTTTCCATGTCTTAGTCTTGGCTATACGCCTCGACCGCTCATTCATGTGAGCCGGAACCTGTGGGCCAGTCCCGCGCTTGAAATATCGGATGGTACTCAGTCGCATGCATATCTTCGAGGTTCTGCCATCCAATGTCGCCACCCACTCGTCATACTCAGAAAATGCGGCGCTGTTCTTATCTATCGTCGAATCAAGTGCAACCTGTGACATGTGGGCATTAGCCGTGCGGATGATCGTCTGCGTCTGCCTCTTGGTCATGTCACCTACGCCTTTTAGTCTGGTTGTCATCTGGCCTAGCGTTTCACCTTCAACAAAGCCAAGTCGCAATGCCTGCTTAAACTGGCGCTGTGTAGATGCGTCCTGATCCTTCCACCAATCGCGCAACTGCTTTCCTTGAAATGGCTTTGACATTGTGGCCGCATGAATCTTAGCAGGTGGAATTGCAGTCAATGCTAACTCAATAGGAAATGCCTCCTGAATCGCTTTTACATGGAAAGATGCCTCATACTCCGCAAGGAGACGCATATCCCCGTCTACGCCTGCCTGAACCGCCTTGAATGCATCATTGCTGGCTTCTGTTGCAGCCTTCAGCATCTTACGCAACCGCTTAGCCGTAAATGAGTTGTCCGATGGTGGCCTAGCATTAAGCTGCCGCGTCAAATCAGAAACCATCTCATCAAGAAAGTGAGACTGCCGGTTATAGGTCTGCGTCGAATAGCCAAGCACATAGACAGAGTGCCGAATCTCTGCGTCTTGGAGTAATGTGTTTGTGTTAGGCATTAAATCCCATCGTCAAGGTTCTCCGGCTCTGATTCGATACGCTCCTGCTCTGTCTCTGCGTTAAGCTCTGTGCCCCATTGAGCATTAAGAACCTCGAATGTTCCCTCTCGGCTAATGTCGCCAAGTGCGCGAAGCTTCACAAGCTCAGTGACATTTACCGGCGCTGTGATCGCTGCAAGCTCAGTCTTGATATAAACAGTGCCGTTGAACTTAGTGTTCATCATTGTGGCCGTCATGTTCATTATGTTGGTAAATGAGTCCTGCAAGTTCTGCGCGAATGCCTCAAGCTCTGAAATGTCGCCGCTATCATCTGATACACGCTCGGTTGCAGTTACGTTGCCTGCCTCTCTCCTGATAGTGAACTCACCACCTAAAGCATCGATACGCTTCTCAATATCGATTAAGTCCTGTCGACCGGCCTCGATTGCCTTGCCTGAATGCTCAACATACTCAAGCTTAGCTGATGCGTCTGCCGACTTAGCCATTGAGTTAGGGCCGACCACAACATCTACATTGTTTCCATTCGCATCCACAGAAGCAGAATAGCCAGCCCAATGCAGAATAGGAACACGCGCAACATGCAGGATGTTCGACTGATCACTACCCTTCTGCCAATGCTCAACATTAAGCCATGCAATATCCATCAGTGGCGATACTGCATCCATGAATCCCTGACGATCTGCAAACACTGGCTCAACAGGGACAAAGTCCTGTGAAGTCTCAATAGTATCATGGAGATTCCATACCCCTTGCTTATCTTCACGGTAAAGCCTGATCAGGTACGGCTCGATTACCCTGATCTGCTGAATATCGGCCTCTGTGAATTCATCAATAGCCTCTTGTACTGTCTCCATCATCCTGAATTGCAGAAATTCGATCTTTCCATTCTCTACGGTAAATGGTGCAGCGATAACATTGCGAACATCTACCTCGACCCAGTAAGGCCGGACTCCTGCTGATCGTTCATCCTCTGCTGTCGGGGTTCCGCCGCCTTCAATGACTGGAGCGGCAGGGGCATCGATCATAACGAAACGCAGCCCATCCTTTAGATCAAACCTTGCGAAGTCATACGCAAATCGATGGAAGTCGCGTCCTTCTCTGTCCACGTTCTGAGCAAACACATCAAACTCAGGTGCATCATCAATGCGTGCAGGATCGTCAAATATTCGCCCTGCAAAGGTGTTAATCGTTTTCTTGAACATATTGGTCAGCGTTGACCTGTTCTTTCTTACCCTATATGCCTCTTCCGTCTCTGCTGGCTCTATTGGCAGGTATGTCTTGCCTGCCTCTCGCATGGCCTTAGTTCCGCCCCATAGAGCGTCAACCATTGCTAAATCATCTTCCATGTCTGCGAATAGCTTCTGTTTAGTATTAACTGTCATTTACTTATCCTCACATACTGAATTGACTAACGCTAGATGCGCCGATGATTATAGGCCACTTACGATTGATGAAATAGCCTGTGTTGTCAAGCCAGTCATCAATGGCCG